CGGCCAACAGGCGCGAAGAAGGATGGAAACGGAGCTGCCCCGAGAGAAACCCCGAAGGTTTCGAGGGTTCCCTATATTCTAAATGGGGAAAAGGATGTCATGGTTATTAAAGAGCTTAGAGCCTTTAATGCCACCTACAGAGTTATTCGCACGGCGAGTAATGGGCTCTGTGGATTCCACACTGTGGAATGTCATCTACCGATGGGGAATTACGTTCGACTCATGTCGGCGGCTCTAGCAAAGCCAGAAGCGATGCATGCTCTCTTGGAGAGTTACTGGAAGCCCAAAATCCAGCTATTCCTGAAACAGGTAGCGGATGGGTTTACCCCGGGTGATCGGACCATCCTAGAAGATTGGGTTGTGAAAAACACACCAATCAAGGATCTGGGTTACGAAACGATCAACCGTTATGCGCGCTTTGTTGGTCTCAGAGGCCAGTTCATTGTTATAACCCAACCTAATAAGGAGGGTTTCCCTGAGAAAATCAAGGAAGGCAACATGATGGAAATCTCCGAAAATTCCATCCGGAAGCATATGAAGAAAAACTTCCCCACCGACATTGTTGCTTATCACAATGACAATCATTTCTCTTTTGTGTTACGTACCGACACACTCGAGAGATCTGATGACCCTGCAGTCCTTTTGAAATCGGAACTCCCAAGGTTACCGAGAGACACGCCTCACGAGGAAGTGCGTCAAAAGGTGCTAGAGCACATGAAACCAGTAGATGAAGTTGCGTCGACCAAGACAGCTCCATCTAGTCCTCCAGAGAAGACTCTGAAAGCCTGGGAGTTAACAAGTGTTTATTTTGATCCTAAGAAACACTCCTGGAATTTCAGACAGTCAAGTGATTTCAAACTTGGCCCTGCCGGTAAAGACTTCGCCGAAAGACACGTTCTCGTGAACGGGTCGCGGGTGTATGATCACCCTTATTTACGTCTTTTGGCTGATCAAGCCAACGGTAGGATGATAGGCTATGGTTTTAATTCCCAGAAGTCCTTTGTCGTAGAACATGCGGCAAAATATGGGAAAACCACAAAGTGGATCGACCCGAAGTCACAGGGTAACAATAAAGAAAAATATTGTTATCTATTCACTAGGCCCCTCATTGACCAGGTTAGGGATGGGAAGTATAGGGCGGAATACCCTTTAGACGCGGTCTTCAGTGACCGGATGCCCCTCCAAGATAGAATCTTGGATTATTCAGTCCAGGAGTTCGTTCAATATCGGAGCGATATCGCTGAGATGGCTTACCATATCTTTACAGATGTGGTTTATCATCCTGGTGTATTCGAAACGATTACGGACTCGGTCTGTATATCCGAAGGTTCCTTCTCTGTCGGCATTTATCCAAAGAAAACAGGACGATATGAATATTTCGATTCTGAAGGATACGTTGAGGTAAACCCCCGGGGCATTAACAATCAGCCCAAACTTAATGGAGATGGTTATCGGCATCGCCATTCTTTCTTTCCCGGTCACTCTTTCTCGGTCCAAACGGTTCAAGGTGGTTGGCTCAACTGTGCGCTTATCGATAAATTCGAAACTGGCATTCGCACATCATATGGCACTTTTTCTTTTAAGAAAAGCCTAAACCCCTCTTTCGAAGTTTTGGATATGAAGGACATTTTTGGTCAACCGAAGCCGAC